TAGTATCGCTCGCGCACTCCCTTGCGCCTTTCGTCGTCGGGGATGATGCCCACAAGCGGACACAGTTCGCAGCGGTCAGGCTGTTCTGGTGGCAGCTTCCGTGGTGTGTAGTAGGTCTTTGGCATGGTGTTTTTGTTTATTCGTTATTATGTTGCGGTCGGGTTATAAAGTGCGAATCGGCAAACTTGCGATGGTATGTTACGATGCGGGAAAAATAGGATTTTCAAAATAATCCGTGTTAACTCAGAGGAGGGCAAGTGGATTTCCGAATATTTTGCCCCCTTCAACTAAAACGGTACGCCCGGAGTCATGATGCACCTTGCTTTTGGTGGTATGCTTTCACCTTGTCGCTGATCTGCTTGCGCTCATCGTCAGTCCATCGGTGCGGATGAGTCAGCCCTGTGCGCACGGCATGTTGCATGTTGTACTGATAGGTACACCATTCGAGGTTGCTCACATGGTTGTTGAGTTTATTGCCGTCGATATGATTGATGCACGGCAGTCTATCGGGGTTCGGCGTGAATGCTTCGATGACCAACCGATGCACCTTGCGGCAATACGCTTTGTTGTTCATCCAGAATGTCACGGCATAGTAGCCTTTGCGCTGGATGGTTTGAGGCATGATGCGCCCAACCATACCGTAGTACCTTTTCATTGAGCGCACACGTCCGAGGTTGCTCACCTCATACTCACCGTTGAACTCCTGAATCGGTTTCCATTGTTCCTGTTCCATTGTCTTGTGGTTGTTTGGTGAATCGTTTGAGCAGGTTGTCCTTCCATCGCTCGTGCCGTTGCTCGGCGCGTTGCTTGGCCAATTCCTTTGTACCTTTGCCTTGCTCCTTGTGTATCTTCGCGTGACAGGCATCGCAAACGCTCACGAGGTTGTCCCACATGAATGCCCACTTGCGCATCTCAGCCTTCGATGTCGAGTCCTCGATAGGGTGGCGATGATGTACGGCATGGGCACTGGTCACGATACCCTCCTTCTCGCACACTTCGCACAGCGGATTGGCTCTCAGCTTCTGGATGCGCAACTCCCGCCACTCGCGGCTGTTGTATATCTCCGCCTTGTCCTTCTGCTGCTTGGGGTTACGGCATCGCCATGAGGTAGGCTTCTTGCGCATCATCGTATCTCGTATATATATCTGACACCATTGGTCTCTATGATAGTGTATTTAACCTTCCAGCCGTTCTCGGCGGCGAGGAGGCGGAGTGCCTCAAGTGAGGCACGTTGTCTAATCGATTGTCTGTTCATCGTCTGTTTGTTTTAATTCTGGGAGGTCGGGCAGGTCGGCAGGGTCGAAATGGATGGTCTGCTGCCGCTGCTCGAAGTTATTGATGTCTTTGTGCGGATGTCTGCGCGTGCGTTGTCCAAACGCGATTACCTTGCCGTATTCGTGGCGGTCGGCATCCTCAAATGTCTTGCGATATTCGGCGGTGTCGAGGTCGTTGCTGTGGTGGTCAATGAGCCGGTCGAAGAGTTCGAGCAGGCTGCGGCAGTCCATATCGACGGCGAGGCGGCGCAGACGCTTATACCGCTCTGGGCATAAGAGGTTGATGGTGCGCTCGAGTATCTGCTGGAGATTCTCGGTCTGCTGCCAGTCGCCCATAAAGGGGTGCGACACGTGAACGGCGCGGACACCTTGCTTGCGGCGTGGATGGTCGGCGAGGTAGTAGGTGGCTTCGCTGATGGTTGGCGTGAGTGTTGGGTCGGCGAGGTTGAAGGCGTTCTGCCAGCCATCCAGATGCTCGAAGATGGCCATTGCCTGTTCCATTTCGGGCGTGAGGTTGTGCTGGTCGTCCATGTAGCGGACGATACAATCGCACATCATCTGGAGCATCTGATATTCGTTGATGCCCCTCGCAGCGCAGATTTTAGCAATGCGACGCTTCACTTCGGGTCGAACCTTGGTGGCGACGACTTTGTATTTATCGCTGGTCATTGTTGTCTATGATTTTTGCATTTAATTTGTTTCTGAGTAACTTGACGGCTGGCAGTTCTGACAGCGGCGTGGCTGCTTGCTGCCGCCCTGCTCTGTCGTTGATGATGCGCACCACCACGTCACCGATGTCGGCCTTGTCGCCGTCTTCGGGTCGCCACCATTCTGTGACTGGCTTCACATCGACGAACACGCGGTCGTAGCGAAGTTGCTCGGCCTTGAGCTTCCAGCGGTCGATGGCATCGCGGTCGGGGTAGAGCCGGATGTGTCGGCCTTGTGCGATGATGGGTTTTAGTTTCTCGCGGTTCAGACTTTCGAGTCCGCCGCACGCCATCCACACTTGCTTGCACGTGTTGCCGTAGGCGGTGGCCATCAGCAGTGCGGTTTTCTCACTCTCGACGATGCAAACTTCTTGCTTCACGTTTGGCGCGAAGTAGCGGTCGAGCAGGTGTAGCCCGAAGAGGCACGGCTTCGCGTCGGTGTGTTCGGGCGAGTATTGGGTGTGCTGCGAGCGGTAGAGTGCCGCGTGAATCCAGTCGAAGCCGTAGCGGGCTTCGCGGTCGCGGTGGCCGTCGGCCTTGTATAGCATCATCTTTCCGGTGCGCACGCGCTGCGCGTCGTCGATCTGCCAGAACATCGCCATGCCGTTGCGGGCGTGTCCAACGTGGTAGGCTTCCAGCACTTCGTCGAGCCGTCGGCGTTGCACGCTGTCCCACGGGATGCTGCGCAGCCACTTCACGAGGTTGTTGGCCTCACGGTTACGCTCGGTGTGTGCGACCATCTCCATCGGCAGCAGCAGGGTCGGCAGCGGTGGCAGTTGCTGACGTGGCACTGAGGGCTTGACCTCGAAGCCGTCGCTACCCTCCACTTCGATGCTGTACTTCTTGCCGAGCCATCTGACGGCATCGGCAAACGACAGCCGCTCGTGTTGCATCACGAAGTCGATGGGACCGCCTTGCCAGCCGCACGAGAAGCACTTGGCGAAGTTTTTTCGTGGCGAAATCTTAAACGAGCCAAGGTGTCGGTCTTCGTGAAACGGACACTTGCACTCGTATTCCGTGCCAGCCTTGCGCAACTCGTAGAAATCGCCGATGACATCAACGATGTTCGCTGCGTCTTTAATTTTCGAGATGGTCATGTCGTCAATCATAGTCGTTTCGGTTTTTGATGATAATTGAAAAAGTTGTCCCTATAAGCAAGAACGCGCACGCGCGTCGCCCGTGTGCCTGCGCACGCCGTGCCCGCCCACCCCCTATAAGGGGTGGGGCGGGGCACGGGAACGTGCCGGGCTCAGCGGCATAAATTCCGCTAATATGGTACTTCATCCGGTGCGTTGCGGGCAAATGGCAAGTCTTCGCTTGCATCATTGGGTGCTGACTTGTTGAGTCCAACGTAGAAGTATTTTTTGTCTTCGCTTCGGTAGATGATTCCATGTTCGATGGCCGAATTGATGATTTTGTCAATTTCTCTGTTCGAGGTGATACCTTTCGAGTGTGCGTAGTTGCGGATGTCCTTTAACATCGCACCGCTTCGCGTCCATCGGTAGCCTGACAGGAATATGTCTATCCGTTGCGCTTCCGCGTCTTGGATGTTGGCAACTCCAAGGAGTTTCGGAATTCCGAGCCCTCCTGCGTCGTCGGTGATTTCGAATTGCCAGTCTTCAACATCCTTACCACGTGCGTCTTGCTGCTTAACGGTGAAGGTCACCGCGCCGGTCACCGCATCCTTTTTCTTCGTGCTAACGAATGTGTCAGATACCTTGTTACCGAGTTCCGTTCCAAGGTGGCCTCGCATCTTGCTCTCGTCGTCGTTGCTCGGTCGTGGGTTGTAGTGTAGCACGTTCCATATACAGATATTCTGCTGACTGGCGATGCTCATCATCTCGCCCACGATGGCGGCTGATTCTGCGTTGTCGTTGAAATCGTCCACAAGGTCGCGCAGACCGTCGATGAATACGATGTCGGGCTTGACCTGCTCGATGGCGTTCTTGATGAGTCGCCATCGCTCTTTGTTCGAGGTTTGTTTTTCCGTCTTTGGAACTTCGCGAAGCCACAGCACGGCGAACCGCTCTTGTGGTTGCCGAAGGTCCCAGCCGGCCAGCCAGTGGACTCTGCGCAACACCTTCGCCGTGTTGAGCTGCTCCATTTCCGTGTCGCAGTAGAGCACACGCGGCTCGTGGCCGAGATATTCGACGGTTGATTTTCGCGTCTGAAGGTCGCCGAGATATTGCCTTACCCTGGGCGAATCGCCTCCGAGTGCCGCCGCCATCAGTTGCGCCAATACAAATGTCTTTCCGTTTTTCTTTTGTCCGCTGATGGCCTGAATGCCACCGAGCGGCGAAAATCCAACGCCCTTAAACTCGAACATAAAGCGCGGTTCAGGATAGTCTATCGATGGGTCGAGCCAATATTTTCGAAGCTCTTCGATTGTCGCTTCCTCCGCCGTCGCCAACGGCGGCAATTCATTCCTTGTTTCTTCCATAGTTCCCTTCGTTTATTTTCTTCATCCAAATCGCGTCCGTCTCAAAATAGAATCGAACACCCATATATCGGTGGTCGGTGTTCACGCGGCAAGTCTTCCGATTGATGTGCCTTTCTTTGTTCAACCGACAGCAGCGGCCCACATTCTCGCGGGTGCCTCCCACCCAATCTGCGGCGGCCTTCAGGTAACGGAAGCACCGCCATTTCCCGTCGTCGGTGACGGCGATGACTTGCTTTTTCGTGCGACCAGCATTAGGATGGCCATTCGGTCGATAAAGGTCGAGGTTCTTCCAACCCCTCGCGCAGCGTTTCTGTTTTCGCTTCGACAGGTATTCCGACCATTTCCGACCCTTGTTCGCCGGAACGTGCCCGGGCAGAAACCGCCCCGTCGCAGGGCTTCGCGTCGGTCGTGTTGGTGGTATGTATAACTCCATAATCTCGCATTTTTTTTGAATCGCGGCGGCGACGCGTGGTAGCCCTGCTCGGCGGAAAATCAATCAAAACCGCCGAACAGCCGCCGCCGCTCGCGCTCCAGGCGGTCGCGATGCCATTTCAATATCCTCTCGCGGTTCGCCCAATAGTAGGCTCGCTGCTTCGCCAGCCGCTCTTCGCGGTGGCGCAAGTATCGCTCGTGGTCGCGCTGCCGTTTTTGTTCACTCTGAGGCTTGTTCATTGCTTAAAATGGCAAATCATCCTCTTTTTCTGCGCCCTGTGCGCTTTTCACACTCTCGGTCGGCTGATTGACAGTCGGTTCGGCTTGCGTCGATTGTGGCGCGGCATCCCGCAACTGCCTGACCTTTTCCAGCTTATACAGGCGCGGATCGTTGTAGTAGCGGCCCTGATACTCCCTTACGTGGCAGCCGAAGCCAATCACCACCTCGTCGCCCTCGCGCAGGTCGTATCGCTCAATGCCCTCGTTCATCACCGAGAGCAGCACCTTGTCGCTGTAGCGGTCCGTGTCGTGCTCAAAATACTCAAAAACGAAGTCCTGGCGGCTCCATTCCTTGCCGCTCTGACTGGTGCCGCTCTGCACGGGCAGCACCTTCATAATTCTTCCAGTAAATTCCATAAACGTAAATTGTAAATTGTTAATTGTTAATCGGTCTATAATGTGGGCAATCCCGGCACGACGTAACCTCCTGCGGACACTCCATCGGATTGAAGTCTTCCTCCAGTTCCAAGTCGCAAATAATCCTGTTTGTCATAAACTTCAGCATTTAAAAAAACGGAAGCCAACCGCGTCGGGTGAGCCGCCAGGGTCTTTAACTCCATACTCACCGCAGTGTAGCTTCCGTGTTCAGGGCTGGCGGCGGCAGCTGTGCAACAAAATTAACGTTTCATTTTCAAACTGCCCCATTGTTTTTCACATCGCGGGAAACGATGCTGCCACCGCCGCCAAGCCCGTTTTTTGCGTTCTAAGCGTTTTTCTATCAGTCGAACAGATAACCCGCCACGCCAATCAAAACAATCAAACACAGCGGCAGCAAAACGCCATACAGCCAAAATTCCTTCTTGGTGAAGCCCTCAGTCCGAAGGTCATTCTCCATAATCTCAATAAATTTCTTCATAATTCTGATTATTTTTAGGTTGATAAATTTCGATGAAAAAAACAGCACAACCTCACGGCCACGCTGTTTCGCGGTAAAATTTTAAGCATTTGCTATTATTCTTTGTCCATCCCAGTACCTTCACGTGGTGTCTCAACCTTGTTTGATTGATAGCAACGCGCTCGCGGATTCTCACCGCCCGACCTGCCTTTTCAGGCCGTATTTGGGTTAAACTTGAATAATACCTCGCCCGCTGGCGATTGATCCCACGGTCGGACTCAAACCGACGACCTTCAGGACTCTCAGGCATCATGCCGCTCTATGCTCTCTGAGCTACGTGGGAAGTGGCTGTCTTTCCAGCCTGTCAGCAGGCACACAAAACGTCTGGTATCGTCGTACACGCCCGCCTGTCACTTATGGACCTCTCACAGCCTCTATGTTCTATATCGTTGCACTCTGCGTTCTCCCTGCGGGCTTGTGACCGCCATTGGCCGCATTACACCTATATCACGCTGCTGTTCCGGCTCCCCACCTTCCCACGGGTAGGTCATCGCCTGCAAATTGCTTACACGCTATTCCTTGACCATCTGCTATCCACACGTGCGCTTGCCGCCTCCGTGTCGCTTACTGGCTGACTCCCGCCGCTTCCGCCAAGGCTGCCACCGCCCCGCTGTCGTGCAATGCCGAACATCACACCTCCGGCTTGCGCACTGTCTTTCTCCTCCTTGCGCGTAGAGGGTTCCGCGTTTTCAGCCCGCGTCGGCGTATTCCTGTGCCTCGGGGCGGAATCGAACCGCCGCTCATCCTATGTTACTGCTGATTGCTCCGTCTGTCATCGCCTTGCCATCGATGGGCGTGGCGACCGCACTTTTGTCAGCTTTCCGAGGCCCATTGTTAATTGTTAATTGTCAATTCCCGCAGCTTCCCCTCGCTCATCATCCGGCGAATCCTCCGCAACGGGTAGCACCAGCGCGTCCTGTGCTCGTTGCCATCCGCATCCGTCACCCGCACACACTCGCGGGGCAAACTCCTTCCGTACAGCTTCAGGAACTGCGGTGTGAAGCAGCCGATTTCTCGGCACAGCACCTCACCCGTCACCCATCGCTCCGAGTACATCTCCTGCGCCTCCATAGTAGCCCTCGCCACCGTCGCGGCAATGGCATCGCGTGTCATCTTATCCAAAGTCATAGCGAAAGAAACTTGTTGATGAAATACTGCTGACCTTTGCCCGTCACTTTTGGCGTAATCGTCGTCACCATCTGACCATTCTGCGAATGCACGTTTTTCTTCAGTTCAAAAAGACCCATTTCCAAATACTTTTGGCAGGGAATGTTATAAAACTCGCCAACCGTACCCAGATAATGGTTGTCTCTCATCCAAGCAAACAACCTATTCTGCCCAATCTCGAAGCCGTTCTGCGTCAGCAGCTTCGCCAACTCACCAATCAGGCACGAAGTCTTGCTCCCAACGATAGCGTCTGCAAACACCACCTTCGGCTTCTGCTCCTCAATCCGCACATCCTTCCGCAAGTTCTCAAGGCGAAGCATCTCCATCTCCTCCTCCTGCTGAAGAACCATCTGCGCCAGCTCCTTGCGGCTCAACTTCTTCGCCACATACGAACCCGACTTGCGAATCGCTGGCAAAACCTCCGAAGTCACCCAACGTTTAAACTGACGGGCATTCTCCAACTTCGAGCCGAAAATCAGCGAATAAAGGCCCGACTCGTTCACGAAGGCCATCAGCTGAACACCGCTTGAGGTGGGGGTGTCGCGTTTCACTACATCCCCCTCGTCACAATGTCGGGATATTGCATCGCGTCCGTTGTTGTAGCCCAACGCACGGCAAACATCCGCCGCGCAAAACAATGGCTCTTCCGCCGTTCCAGCCGTCCGAATCGTTCCGAACTGCTCATTTTGAAAAATCTGTAATTCGTTCATAGTTCCTTTCCTCCATTTTTTTTATTGTTAATTATTTCGTGCGCGTAATACTCACCGATTTCGCCTCGTAGTCAGGCTTCACGATAAAGCCCAATTCATCCTCCTTCCGCAACTGCTGCGCCGTCACACACGCCGAAGTCACCTTCTTTCTCTCGTTGAGAATGAAGATGCGCGTCTGACCGATGTGAAGGTCGCGCAATTCCTTTCGTGTAACTTTTTCCTGTGCCATTTTTTTGTTGTTAGTTTCTTTTTTTTTCGTTTTGTTTTCTCAAATCGGGAAAAAGCCGTAACTTTGCGCGTGGAATTTGCTTTGCAAGGCTGATTTTCAGCCCGACGGCTTTTCTGTGCCCGATTTGATTTTCTTTCTTTTCGGGTGCAAAGATAGAGCGTTTTTCTGTAAGATGCAAATTTTTTACAGAAAATTTTGCTGTAAGAATCGTTATTTATAATCAGTCTAAATAAGAAACCAATGGAAAGTACCGTAAAATCAAGGCTTTTGGAATTTTTGAAGTATAAAAATTTGAGCCAAAAAAAATTTGAAATCGCCTGTGGGCTGGCAAATGGATATGTAAATAATATCCGAAAATCAATAACAATCGAGAAATTACAGAAAATCACTCGGCAATTTCCCGAACTGAATAAAACGTGGTTATTGACAGGCGAAGGAATGATGATCAACGGCGTGGCGCAAACCGTGTCCAACATCTTCGGCGGCGGTGCTGCGCCCGAACCAGAGCCGCGCCAGTCCGTCCTCGACCAGTCCAGCATCATCAACGCCCTCATTGCCTCCAACTCCGCCGCCCTCGCCGCCAAAAACGAAACCATCGCCGCCCTCCGGCGCGAAATCACCGCCAAGGACAACATCATCGCCCTACTTCAGCAGCAACTCGCCAGCCTGCAAAGCCAAGTCGCCGACCTCCGTGCCCAGTTGGCCGCCATCCGTTCCGCCCCCGCCACCCTCCTCGACTATCCCTTCCCCATCGGCACCGCCGAAGACCTCAAGACAAAACAGCAAACCACCAGAAAATGATTACACACTATTTGCGCCCCACCCTCGCCAACCCTCCATAAATAGGCGAAGCCCAAAATTAAGCGAGAGCCCCAAACGAGTCACTTCCCAAACGCAGGGGCAACGCCGTATTTACGCGGTTTCCTGCGTTTTTTCGATAAAAGTGTGGAACCAAAAAAAATGATGTGGATGGGTTTTTCGGGGTTTTTATGGGTTTTTCGGAATCAAAAACGGCATTTTGTTTACACGCGCAAAAAATAATGTGTAAACATTTCAAGATGCTAATGTAGGACTTAATGTAGGACTTAATGTAGGACTTCCCGACAACAATAAAAAAATACCAATATGATAACAGCAACTCTCGTATTCGACCACAGCGGGCGCGTTACAAACCGCCCAGCACCTATCGAGGTGCGAATCAACCACCAGCGCAAGAGCTACTACATCAGCACCGGCATCAAGGTCGTGCGCAGCAACTTCGTTGGCGGCTCCATCGTCAATCAGGCTGACAGCGATGAACTCAACCGCCGCCTGCAACTCATCTATCGAAGAATCCAAGACGAAGTAAACGAATGCATTGAGCAGGGAATACCTATCTCGACCGCCGACATCCGCCGACGCGTCGCCGCCTTCGCCGAGGATATTCAGCCCGAGGCCACGCCAGCCCTCGACTGGATCGAAGAGCAACTGACCAAACTCGGCCTGCGCCAAGGCACGCTGAAGCACTACTACTCGCTCATCAGCCGGCTCCACGAATGGAAACAACTGCGCAGATGGAAGGACATCACCGCTGAGACCATCCTTGAATTCGATGCCTGGCTCCACCAACGTCCATCCTACATCACCGAGGCCGAACTTGCGGCAGGCAAGCCACAGCCGCTCATCAGCAACAGCGGTGTCTATAACTACCACAAATGTCTGAAAGCCCTGCTCAACCGCGCCGTGCTCTACAAAAAAATCGTCGTCAATCCCTACGACCAACTGCGCGGGCAATTCAAGCGCGGCGACCGCGAGACGGTGGAATATCTGACCGAGGCGGAAATGCGGAGGTTCGTCGCCACCACTCCCCCACGTGGCACGGCGATGGACGTGGCGCACGACCTCTTCATCTTCCAGATGTACACGGGTCTATCATATTCTGACGCGCAAGCCTTCGACCTTTCTGAATATCGCGAAGTCGATGGCCGTCTCATCCACACCGGCGAGCGCATCAAGACTGGCGTGCCTTTCGTGTCCCAGTTGCTTGAACCTGCAAAAAAAGTCGTGGATAAATACAACGGCCACGTGCCGAAGATGGACAATGCCGACTACAACCGATGCCTGAAAGCTCTCGGAATGGTCGCTGGCATCGACAAACCGTTGCACTCGCACATGGCACGCCACACCTTCGCCACCTTCGCCCTGCGCAAGGGCGTGAAAATCGAGAACCTATCGCGGATGCTCGGCCACACGAATATCACCCAGACGCAACGCTACGCCAAGGTGATGGCGCAGTCGGTCCACGACGACTACGATCTGCTGTCCGAACAAATATAAAAACCCCCGACAACCTAAGTCGTCGGGGTCGCATTCCTCATCGAGCGCATCAAGTCTTGAAGTTCCTCGATTTCATCGTCGCTGATAGGCGGAGCGGGCTCGCTGTCCCAGGGGAATTGAATCAGGTCGCTCGGGCGGTTCAGCCCCGCCTTCTTCATATCCACGTATGGCATCGCCGACATGATGTTGAACGCGTGCCACCGCGTAGCCGACCACATCATGCGATGGCGGCGGTCGTAGCCGCGAACGATGCGACGAGCCTCCCAGAAGTCAATTTCATACAAAAATTCACGGCGTGACATCCCTATCTCGCCCACGAACAACTCATACAGGTCGTGGGCGGTTAGCCGTTTTTTGGCTGTTCGTCGCCGTCGCTCTCTTCCTTCGGCTCGTCGGCTGGCACCTTGTACCACTCGTTGCGAAGCTGCATAACAGCATTCACCGCATCGATGAGTTCCTTCGGTTCGGCCTTATACATCAAGTCCTCGTCCTTCACGGGCGGTTCCTCGCCCTTGCTCAAATAGTACGGCATGATTGCCGACAGAATCAGATAGAGCAAGTGCGATGCGTCAGTCAGGTCGAGCGCGTCGATACTCGTGTCGGTGTACTTCTTAAACGTGATTTCCGTCGCATAGCAGTAGGCAATTCCCACCTCTACGCCTGCAATCGTTATTGTCTTTGTTGTCATAGTTCCCTGTTAATTGTTAATTGTTAATTGTTAATTGAAAAAACGAAGGCCGTCCGCCGAGTGTGATGGTTTCGCGCAGACGGCCCCCGCGACAGAAAAGTTGCGAGATTAGCCTTCGTCGTTTCCCTCTTCTTCAGGGGCGATTGTCTCCGATTCGGGAGCCGGTGAGTTCGACGGGGCATTGCTTACAGCCGTCGTACCGCCCACAGTTAGCTCGCCAAAACCGTTGAACGTCGCCGAAAGGGTTGAGTTCTGGCGGTTGGCAGCCGTGACTTGCAAAGATGTGAGTTTCACCTGGCCAGTGCAAATCGGGGTTTGTTCCGCCCAGTCGCGATTCTGCGTGCCTTCGGTGGCGGCAATGCTGAAGCCGTGCGGGTCATCGGTCATCATCTCCTCGAAGATGGCGATGTTGTTCTCGACGTTGGGGTTCTCATTGCTGATGACAAGGGCTTCCGACTGAATGTCGAATGCCAGTCCCGTCACCTCGAATTCATCCCAGTCGCCCGTCGTATCCTTCGTTGAAGAATTTTCTGTAGTAGCACTCACATGGAGCGTCATGTTCGTCGCTGCCGCGATGGGAACATGGTTGCTTGATATCCCATTGTGAATGAAAAGTCGTAGATATTGTCCTTTTTTCATGTCATTCAAAAAAAATTAGAGGGGCGAAATGGCACCCGTGCCGGTGAATTGCAAGGTGATGGTGGAGTTCTGGCGGTTGGGTGTCGCCAGCGAGAAGTCTGTCAACAATGCCGAGCCGGTGCGGGCGAACGAATTGTTCTGCCCGACGCGATTCATCGCGCCTGCGGTCTGGTCCCACTTCAACGTGACAGGCTGCTTGGCGATGATGATGCCGAGCAGCGTCTTGATGTAGGTCGGCGTGGCTTCAAGAGAATCGACAGAGACGTTCCACGACTTCGACACCACAGAATCCTGCGAGAAGTCGCCCGTTACGTCTTTCGTGGAGCTGTCTTCGGTGTTGCCCTGAATCTGAATCTGGCACTGCGTGGCTGCAACCACGCAATCGCCATTCACGAAGATTCGTAGGTTCTGACCTTTAATTTTTGCCATAGTGTTATTCGTTGGTTACATCACACTGATAGCGGAGCGTCTGGTAGCAGCAAGGCTTCATCGGGTCGTAGCCAACCTCGCCCGCTGTGAACTGCCACTCGTAGATGTAGCGGTCAGCCTCGGGTGTTGCTGCGAGATACGCCCTGCACTGGTTGCGCACGGCCTGCGTCAGCGAAGCCAAGCGGTCGCGGTCGGTATCGACGCACAACACGCTCACCGTCGCTGCGTCTTCGTCGCCCTCCACATCGCTGTCCTTCGTCTGGCCGTCGTTGGTGACGGAGTCCAAGGTGATGATGATGTAGGGGATGCGGTCTTCCTCTTCGTCAATCGTCGCACGAGCAGGGTTGAAAATACGACCCTCCACGCGCCCGTTGATGTCGGCGGAAGCCCTCAACGCATCGAAAAAGAACTTATCAGCTGCCAGTCCACTCATTGCTATACAGGTGTGATTAGTGATTGATATTCGTTACTTAGCCCCTTCGGAAAGGGCGGCAGGCCGGCGGGCTTTCAACTCCGCTCTGACCTGCAACGCCCGGGAACTATGAAAGTTCGGAAGGGAGATTAGAGAGTCGGTCAAAGGCGGCTCGAGCTCGGTGCCTCGACCAACTTGATGAGCTTGAAGGCCTGGGGCTTGCCGTTCTTGCCGTTGACCTTGCTGGAAAGCTCGGTGAGCGAGTAGTCGGTGGTCATGCCGATAGCAACCGTACCACGGTCGAAGTTGGCCTGGCTGGTGCCGTCGATGTTGAAGCGGAACTCACCGTGCTGCTGTTCTGCGAGGTAGCCGAAGTGACCGATACCGATGTAGCGGTAGGCGGCATCCTTCGTGGCAGTGCCGTTGCTGGCGATAGCGTAGTCGATGTAGGGAGACACGACGTACTTGTAGCCCAAGCACAGACCGTCCTCGATGGCAGTACGCTCACCAGTAGAACCAGGAATGAGGGCCTTGAACTTCAGGTCTACCTCAGTCACCTTGTCCATGATGAACACGGGGTCGCCCTCGAAGCCGAGGTCATACATCTTGGCAGCCTCCTTGGCGAGATTCTTGGGCAGATTCTCGTCATTGGTCAGCTCTACTACATTCACCTTGGCGAACGGTCCCTGAATCGGCGTGTAATCGCCGTGAGCATACACGTGGAGAGCGCGGAAGATAGCCCAGCCCTTCTGGAACTTGTAGGTGATGAAGGCGATGATGTCGAAGGCAGCGTTGTCGATAGCACGGAAGCTCACGGGAACGCTGGCAGCGATACGCTGCGGAAGAGCCTTGATGTTGGCGAAGTTCAGAGCCTGCTCGCCTACCTTGGTCACCTCGCCCTCAACAGAGAACACCACGTCGTTGGTGCTGTATGGGATAATCTCGGTGCCAGTCACACCCATCACCAGCTTCAGGTCGTCGGGCAACTCAATGCCTGCAACCTTGGTGTCGATGATTTCCTTGATGGTCACGGGGATCAAGCCACCAGCTTCGAGGTTGGCATAGGTGTTGTCGTCATCCGTGCCAGTTACCTTGTTAGCCAGTACGGTGGTGGCGTTCTCACGCTTCTGTGAGCACTCCTTGATGCGCTCGCGGAGCTTTGCGCCAAGGTCCTCGCGCTCACGGATCTGCTCCAAGTCCTTGCCGGTGGCCATAGCCTTGGCACGTGCGCTGAGTCCGGCAGACTCATCAACGAGTGAACGATACTCGGCAGACTCGGCCTCGGTGAAGAGGATGCTGCCATTGTTAGCCTCACGAGACTTCTCTTCCATCTCGTGCATTCGATTCATGATCGCCAGCTGGCGCTCCTGAATCTGGGTCTTTGTCATTTCTTTCATGATGCAAAAACTTTTTATTGGTTAATATTCAAGTGATGTTAAAATTTCGTCGTTGATGCGGCGTGCTTGGTAGCGCAGACGCATGGCCTGCTGCTCGCGGAAACGCTGCTCCTGTTCTTCCAGTTCGCGGGCTTCCTGCTCTTCCTTGGCCTTTGCCTCTTCCTCAGCCCTTTTCTTGGCTTCCTCTTCGGCAGCACGCTTGGCCTCGTCATCTGCATCGTCCTTGTCGTCCTTGTCGTCGGGGTCGTCATCCTTGATGTCGTCCTTGTCGTCAGGATCATCGTCGCGCTTCGT